ACAATATGGTCAACTAAGACTGCCTTAGCACTCTCACAAGAACAAAGAGATCAATTAGATAGTTATAATAAAAACTTTTTTGATATTAATGTTGCTATACACAGAGATCGTCTTATCATCGAAGCAACTCTACAGAGATTAGTTGATTCAGGCATACCATTTAAGTTTGATCAAGGTGGCTTCGAACATCCTAGTTATGGTGGCGTAGGAACGTATTTTACCAAATATAATCAATATCGCAGTGAGTTATGCCTTTGGGATTATGCAGACACACGTACACACAGGCCTTACTATCATATTACTGATCAAACTGTACACAATAATTTGGCCAATTATTATCAAAAGGCCATTGACAAACATTAAATACTCATATAATATAACAGCATAAAGGAGAAAATTTATGTCAGATTCAATTACATTCAGCGGTGATCAAAAACTTAAATTAACACAGTTGGTTAACGAAGGTATGCAGGTCATGCGTGAAGTTGAAACACTTAACGAAGGTCTACGTGACACTGTTAAAGCAGTAGCAGAAGAATTACAGATCAAGCCTAGTATTTTAAACAAAGCAATTAAAGTTGCACACAAAGCAGATTTTACAAGAGAACAACAAGACCATCAGTTGTTAGAAGACATCTTGTCAACTGTTGGACACACGTTATAATTGGAAAATGTTAAGCAATTCTGGAAGAAAAGTTACACATCAGATCCTGTAGCATTTGGTGCTGAGCTTACTAGTTTTGTTTTTACAGTTGCGGCCAGTTTATATTTGGCCATAACAGCAGATGCACCTGATATGCGTTATGTATATCCAGGATTTATGATTGGTGCCGTAGCAGGTGCATACGGATATTTACGCAGAGGACTTGCGTGGCCTTTGATGCTAACAAGTTACTTTACTTTGGTAAATATATTTGGATTTGGTGTTGCCATCGGTTGGTGGTAACGGTTTCGCAGGCCTAACCTGCATGTAGTGGTTAATCAGCCTAAATTGATTGGAATAAATGATAATAAAGAATACATGGCAAGGCTATTGGAGTCGTCACCATACACATGAGTATGGTATGTGCTTTCCGGATCATCAAAATAAAAAGTTCTGGGTAAACATTCCTAAATGTGCTACTGTCTGGGGCAAAAAATGGGCTTCAGCAAATCAACTACGTCCTAACAATTATCACCACGAAAAATATTTAGAACAAGATTATCAACCTATTATCTTTCTCAGAGATCCACTAGAACGATGGTATACTGGTATTGTTGAATATATTTTTAGACAAGGTGTACTGGCTAAAAATGTATCACAACTCAACGAGGACTTTCTAAGTCTACTAATAGAAAGAATAGCATTTGATGAACACACTGAAGAACAGATAATGTTCTTAGAAAATATTGATATACATCAAGCAGTATGGTTCTGTGTTGACAACAATTTAATCAAAAACTTTCAACACTACTGCAACAATGTACTAAAACAAGACGTGGAATTAGTACCTAAAGTAAAAATGCACAAAGCAGGCCCACATCATCAGAAACTAAAAAATCTAGTACAACACAGTGTTGAAAATTCAGAATATCGTATTGGTGGCAGTAAGATACCTGTGGTAGATAAAATAAAGGACTATTATAGACTTGACTACCAACTGTATAATAGTGTAAAATACTATACTAAAGGAGAGAAATGAGTTACATAGACGCATATTTTGATAGACAAGCAGACAAGATTCATGTCGTAGAGCGTAAGAATGGTGAACGCCAATTCCAAACGTATCCTGCTGAATATGTGTTTTATTATGCTGATCCTAAAGGTAAACACAGATCAATATACAATGACCCTGTTACTAGATTTAAAACACACAACGCAAAAGAGTTTCATAAAGAACAACGTATCAATAGTGATAAAACATTGTATGAGTCAGACATTAACCCTGTGTTCCGTTGTCTTGCTAACAATTATCAAAATGTTGACTCACCAGAACTTAATGTAGCGTTTTTCGATATTGAGGTTGACTTTGATCCAGAACGTGGATATTCAAGTCCGGCAGATCCATTTAATGCTATCACAGCAATATCTGTTTATTGTACTTGGTTACAAAAAATGATTACACTGGTACTTCCGCCACCTAAAATGAGCAAGGAAGAAGCAGAAGCAACTGTGGGCAAGTTTGAAGATACTTACTTGTTTGATCGTGAAGAAGATCTATTAGAAACATTTTTAGGTATTATAGAAGATGCTGACATACTAAGTGGTTGGAACTCAGAGGGATATGATATACCCTACACAGTTAATCGTGTTACTAGAGTGCTTAGTAAAGACGACACACGCCGTTTTTGTTTATGGAACCAGTTTCCTAAGAAGCGTACATTTGAACGCTTTGGTGCAGAGAACATTACATTTGATATCATTGGTCGTGTACACATGGACTATATGCAACTGTATCGTAAGTACACCTATGAAGAACGTCATTCATATTCACTAGATGCTATTGGTGAGCATGAACTACAAGAACGTAAAACACCCTATGAAGGTACACTAGATCAACTATACAACAATGACTTTGAAACATTTATTGAGTATAACAGACAGGATACATTACTGCTTAAGAAACTAGATGATAAACTAAAGTTCTTAGATCTAGCAAATGAACTTGCACACGCAAACACAGTGCTACTACAAACAACAATGGGTGCTGTTGCTGTTACAGAACAAGCAATTATCAACGAAGCACATGAGCGTGGCATGGTTGTTCCTAATAGGAGAGAACGTTTAACAGATGAGGATACACAGGCCGCAGGTGCTTATGTAGCATATCCTCGCAAAGGCCTACATGATTATATTGGTTCCGTTGATATTAATTCACTGTATCCAAGTGCTATTCGTGCATTGAACATGGGTAATGAAACTATTATAGGACAACTGAGACCTATAATGACTGACAGACATATCAAAGAACAACAAGCAAAAGGTAAATCATTTGCGTCAGCATGGGAAGGTCTGTTTGGTAGTTTAGAATATGAAGCAGTAATGGCCAAAGAAGTTGGTACTGAAATTACTATTGATTGGAATACTGGTGAGGAAAGTGTACATTCGGCGGCTGAAGTATGGAAAATGATATTTGATAGTAATAGGCCCTGGATGTTAACTGCTAACGGTACAATATTCACTAATGAAGTTGAAGCAGTAGTACCTGGACTACTTAAACGTTGGTACGCAGAGCGTAAAGAACTACAGGCTAAGATGCGTAAATGTACAGACGAAAAAGAAAGAGCGTTCTGGGATAAGCGACAGTTAGTTAAAAAGATTAACCTAAACAGTTTGTATGGTGCTATTCTTAATCCTGGTTGTAGATTTTTTGATAAACGTATTGGGCAGTCAACTACCTTAACAGGACGTGCTATTGCTAAACATATGGATGCACACATCAATGAGTTGATCACAGGTGAATATGATCACGTAGGTAAAGCAATTATATATGGTGACACTGATTCCTGTTATTTTTCAGCATACCCGATATTAAAAGATGACATTGAAGCAGGTAAGATGGAATGGAACAAAGATATTGCTGTTGAACTATATGATAGCATAGCAGAAAGTGTTAACGAAAGTTTTCCTAAGTTTATGGCCGATGCTTTTCATGTACCACAAGAGCAAGGTGAGATTATACGAGGTGGTAGAGAAGTAGTTGCCTTTAAAGGATTGTTTATCACTAAGAAACGTTATGCTGTTATGATCTATGATCTAGAGGGTAGACGTTTAGATGTTGAGGGTAAGCCAGGTAAGATCAAGGCCATGGGCTTAGACTTGAAACGTTCAGATACTCCGCCTGTAATACAGAACTTCTTAAGTGATGTTCTACATGATGTACTAACAGGTAGTGGTAAAGTAGAAGTTACTGAAAAAATTCTACAGTTTAAACATGAATTTAGAGAGCGTCCAGGTTGGGAGAAAGGCACACCTAAGCGTGTCAATAACTTGACCAAGTACACTAAAGAAGAGAAACGACTAGGCAAAGCCAACATGCCAGGACATGTCCGAGCAGGTATGAATTGGAATACTATGCGTAGAATGAACTCAGACAAATATTCACTAGAAGTTATTGATGGTATGAAAGTTATTGTCTGTAAACTAAAAGCAAATCCACTAGGTTGGACAAGTATTGCTTATCCTACAGACGAAACACACTTACCTAGTTGGTTTAAGGAACTACCGTTTGATAATGATTTGATGGAAGCCACTATTGTTGATCAAAAGGTTGATAACTTACTTGGTGTACTAGACTGGAACTTGGCGGCCGCAACACAAACGGCTAATACATTTAACAACTTATTTGAATTCTAATGAAACTTAGTGAACTAGTAGCATATAGAGATAAACTTAGAAAGCATGATATCAATACGTTCAATTCTATGAACACACAGATATTTGATCTCTTACAGGCCGAAATTGAAGATCCAGAATACCTAAACTTGTTTACGGATCATCGTAACGATATAATGCGTAGTATAGATAAGTTTAAAGCAGATCATTTAGATTATGATCATAAACTTACCCAACAAATACACGAGCAAGAAAAAGATTATCTTGTTGAAAGTGAAGAACGTTTTAAATTACATGCTCCAAAAGAAACATATCATAGTAAACGAGATAGAACTTTAGATATCTCTAACGACACTTATGAATATTTAAAATCTAGAATAGACAAATATGCGTCATGGGATCAAGCAGGATTGCAAATATGTCCTAGTCACGGAAATCTCACGTCAGAACTAGTCAGTTTAGATCCATTATATCTAATAGATTATTATGAACCGCTATTAAAAACTGTGAGAGACCAATTTAAAATACAATACAAGAATAGATTGAGAAGTTACACTTTCCCACAGTTTAGTATTGACCATAAGATGTTTAGTAAACTTCCTCAAAACCAATTTGGATTTATACTAGCTTATAATTACTTTGACAACATGCCAATGAACTACATTCAAAAAATGTTAAAAGAGTGTTTTGAGTTATCAAAACCAGGCAGTCATATGATATTTACATTTAATGATTGTGATTTACCACATAACATTGATTTGGTTGAACGTGGATACAAATATTACACTCCAGGTAGACTAGTCAAACACTATTTAGAAAACACAGGCTTTACAGTGTTAAAACACTTTAGAGAAACATATGGTATGGCTTGGTTCGAAATTGAAAAGCCTGGAAAGTTAGAAAGTATTAAAGGTGGGCAGGTTCTTGCATCTATACATCAAAAGACAGACAAACAACCATCACAGACTGTGAGCAAATGGCGAGCAAACAACGACGGATATATGAAAGGTGAATTAGTATATTATGTTAACAAAACATATCGAGCATTAAATGACGTACTGCCTAGCCAAAAATTTAATCGTAAACAATGGAAATTGGTAGAATAATTTTAGATAGTGTTGTACACGACCTAAATATCATGTATAATAATTATAACATTAATGTAAAGGAAAACGTATGAGAGATCACTTATTAGATTTAGTAGAACATACTTTTGATCTTGGCTTTATTGAGCTAGTTAAGATCACAGGTACAGACACTGAAACTACTATTGACGGACTTGCAGAAGATCGTTCAGTGGTTGTGTCAGCAAAGTTCAAACAACCAGTAGCAGAGTTTGTAGGCACATTTGGTATGCCTAACTTATCAAAACTTAAAATCCTATTAGGTATTCCAGAGTATAAAGACAACGCACAGATTACTGTACAACGTCAAGACCGTAACGGTGAAAACGTTCCAGTAGGTTTACATTTTGAAAATGCCGCCAGTGACTTTAAAAATGATTACAGATTTATGACATCTGAGATTATTGCTGAAAAACTTAAAACAGTTAAGTTTAAAGGTGCTAATTGGAATGTAGACTTTGAGCCAACTATTGCTGGTGTACAAAGATTAAAGTTCCAAGCACAGGCAAACGGTGAAGAAACTGTG